TGTAAGAAATAGCTAACATCTTATATATATCTTCGTGGTGTACGGTGAGGTCCATGAGGGATATTATTCGTACTGCGCGCTTTTCTGGTGTAGTGCGAATGTCTAATTGAGCCTTAATTTTCATAGTCAGTCTACTGTGATCATGCACGGTAGTATACGGCAGGTTGTATGTAATGCCTGCTTTATCTAACTCTTTACTGACATAAGAAGTTGGCATAGGTTTCTTGGCAAGAAAAGAGAAATCTAAAATATTGGGTTTACGTGACCTCTCAAGAAACTCATCATATGCAGAAAGGGCAGTTTCTACAGTGGCATTCATGTTTCGTGAACGGTAGACATTAATAAAGTTAAGCCGGTCAGTCTCATTATATTTCAATCGTGGGAGGAAAATTTGACCGGGTGCTTCATCACGCATTATGATGTTGAGTGTCTTGAACACGTCACTAGCTTTTGCAGGGTCCCAACCAAATACCGGTTCCCAGCCAAGCACATGATCATCGCCAAAGTTCGCAAGAGTGTTGTACATTGAAAATTCACGTGCACGTAATCCAGTTATGGCCCTCCAAGCATACATGTAAACGACCACAAGTGCTAAACTATTGTCGGGAGTAGTGGCGGAGTGGCCTGTAGTGAAACCTTGACCTTTTGGCAAAACTTTACCAGTTGATTTAAACCCGAGAGGGTGTTTGAGCAGTGAATCATATGAGAGATCTATAAGTTGTGCTATTTTCCTAGCATCTCTATGAGTCTCAAAACCTTTCTTACGGATTTCTGCGATCATCTTAATAACCACGGGTGGTAACGAAGAATCGAAGGCGGTCATGTCACCAGCCCAAACAAAAGTATGACGAGCCAAAGTGTCCCACAACTTACCGTAGGCACTGGCCTTATTTGCAATACCCACTTTCATGGGAGTAGACCATGGCTTGTAATTATGATTAGGTAAATAGTTAAAAATTGCAGTTTGTACACTATGCACGAAAGAAGATGTTAGTACAGTGCGCACACTTTTTGAAAGAAACTTCGAGAACTTTAAGGACTCACTCTTAGTGAAAACAGTAGATATTGGTACAAGATTAGTGGATACCTTAAACAATTTCTTACAGATTATGAGAAACGCATCTCTCCCACCAACCACTCTAATACCATCACGGCGCTTCATTGGCACATACTTACCACGACGCTTGTTATTCACAAAAGTATGCCCGAAGCCAAGATTATATTTTTTAATCCACTTGTCATAGATGTATTCAAAAGTGGCTAACCGACTATATTGGTATTGGTCACGAACAAGCAACCAACAGTCTTCGAGTAAGTCAGAAAAGGCAACATCTTTGAATTCCTTGGCCGTACTACCAGTCCAATACCTTGCTGTAGATGCGTACTCAGCCTCAACTGAATTGTATGTGCCAGTCTGGATGCCACCTATACTACCAAAGTTAGCAAAGTTATCCATCTCTTTGAAAACTTTAGCTGCAATACGAAGAGGTCCGAAAGCAAAATTGGTCACAGCAGTAAAGTATGGTTGCGCACCAGCCCAGGACTTCATATAGTCATGGTCAGATGGTGCTTGTATGGAATTTATGAATTCATCAGTGATTCCAGGGACGCCAATATCCTTCATAATAGTATATGTTTCTCTGATATTCTCAGGTGTGGGTGGTTGGTAGCTACCCTCTATAAATTCTGGAAGTCTAAAAGTATCTACGGCACGCCAAAACCTATTTACATTGCGTCTAATGATATCAATTTTCCTTTCACGTGATCGAGCATCCAACTTTGGATATTTATCTTTCAAAATGGTATCAAAATCAGCGCTTGGATGTGGGGAAAACTTGAATATCATAAGAAGAGAAGCAGTATTCAAAAAATTCAATATCCTTCTATGAATAGATTGCAAACTACTAGACACAGTGATAGAAACAAAGGTAGTATTCTGTACAAAAGCGAGGGCAACGAGAGAAAAATAGCTTGAATAGCTTTGAGCGACAACAAGGACTTTATCCGGCACAGCTAAACAGACAAAAAGAGCCAAACAAAACCTTCTAAAGAGACCGAACGCCATAATCGCATTTCTTTTAAGAATATAAATAGAGAACAACATCACCAAATATGCTACAAGAATTAAAATAATACTATTGAACAATAAATTTTGGTATAAAGAACTACGTATAAGAAAAATCTTGTTCGCCAAGGCGGTGGCATCATGCGCATTGGAGGGTATGTCGTCACGAAAAGTAAAAGCAACCGTCTCACCTCGAAAATTCTCGTACACAATGGTTGCGTCTCTGGGCATTACAAATACATATGCATGAGCATACCAGACTCTTAGTCTCGGCCCGAATGATTTAAAAATGGTTTTCCGACTGAGTGACAGCTGACAAGTAACGAGTGTGTAAAACCCTTCAAAATATAATGCCAGAACACCAGGCCCAAAAGTAAACAACGCAATAGAGAATGTAAGCACAGTGACTCCAAATGTCACTATGGGCACCATTATTGGGCCCCAGAAGATCATGCAGAAGATTGATGCACGGAGCAAGAAGTTATCCACAAATCTCTTCTTATACACAGTGGTCACAGGTGACCAAGGAAAAATGAAGGCATGTATCCAGGTGAGATACAGGAGAGTGAAGGGCACACTAATAAAACCCGGCATCTCATTTTGCATAACATCTAAGAACTGGAATTTTTCCATATGCAGAATCTGCTTTATCCGGAGTATGTGAGCAAAAACTCTCAGCCAAACACTATTGTAGGTGGGCCGATCATACTGTGCACCGACTTGAACCTCACAAAATTCTCGGTATGAGGGTATGTTCTTAAACCATGTATATGGCAATGAACCGAGCCATCCTAAGCACATGGATAGCTTCCACACAATAGGGTGCACACCCAACATAAACAAATTCTTAAAGTGGAGAAAATTTAACACTCGCTCAATAAGATTAGCAGGATTAACAAGAAAAGCTACAACTTCAAGAAATTTTACAACAAAATTATCTAAACCATATTGCTGTGGTGACACGGAACAGAGGGTGACAAGTAGGAAGAGCGTCACTAGTAGCAGCAATAGACCTATGTAAAGTAATATTACAGAAATAAAAGATCCTACACCAAACAATAACATATGTACAAGCTCTAAAGGCACAAGTATAGAAAACCAGGCAAGGGCCAGGCTGATACCAATAAGAAGATGCAAGGATAATAAGACTAAGAAAAGAGAACAAACACGCAAGACCGAAAAGTATGTCTTCAGTTTGAGCGCAACAATAACAGCTTTCGCTTTATTAATAGGATGT